TAATACTCCACTGTTGCTACGGCGTCAGTCCATGCGCCAGTTACTTCATATGTATCACTATTGACTTCAAATTTAAACTTAAAGCCTCTAGCTTTATAGACGTTGCTAGTTATTCTTTGCCATTCAGACCAGTTGGCAGATCCGCTAGGAGCATCTTGAGTGACAGCCACATAAGGAACAATCTGAACGTCTGACCTAAATTCTTTATCTAAGTCATCAAAGCTGCCCTCAATGCTATCAAACTCGCCAAAGACAAAATCAAACTTTTGGTTGGCATCCTTGAAGCTTTCCCAATTCCACCTAATAAAATCTATGTCAAATATCACTCTAGCAGTTTGACTGGTTGTTATGTCTATGTATCCATTACTCTCAAATACAGCAGTGCCAGAATTGTCATCATCAGCAATCTTATAAGTGGCTGGGGGATAAAACGGGTTGCTGCTTGACGGAATGGTTAATGCGATTGCATTATTGGCTAAAATCCAAGTGTCTTTTGTAGAAGAATAAGTAAAAGAATTGCTTATATCAGCAGAGCGTAAAGTTGTCTTGGCAAAGTCTATGCTTGGTGTGCCATTCTTAGAAAAGGCTCTGATAACATAAGTTCCACGCCTTGTTCCGACAGTAGCAGAAGAGGCTGGCCTTGGCACACTTTCTGCCCAAGGAATTGTCTTATCCATTTTAACTAGATTAGTCGCTTTACCTGTTCCAGAGCCAACACCAGTAGAATGAAACTCTACGCCAACAGTATTTGAAGATGCACCTATAGCTGTGAAATCTGTAGTACCCACAGTGGAAATAACGTAATGCAATCCAGCCACAAAGCTGCCAGCACTTACTTCTTCACCATCGACGATATGGGTATGTCTGATTTCATAATGCGAAAGGGCTGCACTTTCCACAGGCTTCCAGTTTAGCTTGAGGTTTTGAATGTCTACATTCTCAATAGATAATTCTTCTGGTGATCCAATGTCACTGTCAGAACGTGGAACCTGAACATTTGGAACTGTTACATAATCACCGTTAAACCCCAAGCTGTTCAAGGCTCTTGCCCTGATAGAATATGTGCCAGACGGGAAATCCTTAAATCTTATGTTTTCAGGCGTTCCCTTATATAGCGTTTCAAAATCAGTGTTGATGCTTACATTACCAAACAAGTATCTGCTAAATGTAGCAGGATTATTTATAATGTAATTATGCAGCGTATCTTCAATATAAGTGTCGTATGATGTTGATGTGCGCTTGTAATAATCCTCATAAGCAACACCATCAGCAACACCGACAGATCCACTGTTAGTAATATCGCCTAGCTTTCTTCCGCTTATAACGGTGTCAACAAACAAACTTACACCGCCAGAAATGTCCTGAATAAGACGCTCACGGTTAATCAAATCAGTAAAGTCAGAGCGACTAACTTGCACTTCAATATTCTGAATGGCTTGAATATTATTAGATGCGATATTTACAACCAGATCTTTTTGCAGCCGTTCGTTAAATGACGATGTTTCTATATCAATGGTCATGCCAAAATTAGGCACAGCATTGAACAATGGCAGGGTTGTATTATTGGCTAATAGTGCTTCTTCTTCTGCCGCCCAAGAGAATGCCGACTGACTTGTTTCTTGTAGCGTCATGGAAATACGCATATCACCAGCATCAGAGTTGGGGCTTAATGCCCAAGAGGTAACTTCAAATTCTTTATTTGCAAAGCCATACCTATCAATGGTCAGCCTAACTATATCACCAACTTCTATTTCAAAGGCTGACATTCCAAATTGTGCCGATAAGGAAATTTGCTCACGACCTCTAAATAGCGTCTGCTTAGCTAATCTTTGAGCCATTGATGGTGACGTAGTGAATGGTAGGTTGAGATCCAATACGTTTTCAACTCCGCCATCCTCAAATAAGAATGTGCCAGTGCTTTTGATCTTTGGATAATCTACAGAAATCCAATCTTGTGCGGCATCTACAAATGTACCTTGAACCGAATTAAAATTATCACGAGATGAGTTTCTTGTTTTAACAGCTATTTCGCTACGCAAGTCGTCTAATGTAAAATCTTTAACAGGTGTAGTATATGCACCAGCTTTAAGTTTCCATTTGCCGCTGCCCCAGAATATTGTTCCATTACATGATGTCAGCATTCTTCCAATATTATCGGCTGGTGTATTCTCAGCAGATAAAACGCCGTGACATTCATATCTTTTTTCAGTGCCACCAGCGGCTAAAGTAACATCCTCATCGCAAATATTTGCAGCAGCTTGCAGCATAGTGTTGTCTATACGGCTATATTCACTATCGCCTAATCCATAATCAGCACGAAGATAGTCTGCGATACACAAAGCTGAGTTGGCGCTGTAAGTCCATGTGCTGCTGTCTGTTGCACTTTGACCGCCCTGCCTTGGGTCATATACCTTTTTACCCTGCAAAACCGCTGTAAAAACAGGAATACCGCTTGCAAACACATCTTGGTCATATTCCAACCGAACATAAAGATAAGCTATTCCTGACCCTATACCAGCATCACTAGGCCAGTATTCATTTACCGTTGTTTGGTTGCCTGTATATTTGACTATCTTTATCTTTGAGTTCCAAGGCGCATCTGTGACTAAATTATTAGAAATATTAACTATTTTATCATTAACATATATATCGCCTATTTCATCGACTTCATGGCCCGCAAGAGCAATTATCATATGTAAATATTTATTATTTGAACCTTCAGTTTCAAGGTTTACAATAACACCTCCCTTACGAACCTTGCCGTAAACATATTGTTGTGATCCTGTTGGTGTCCTAGAATTTATCAAGCGCCCTTGTGATTGCTCAATAGAGAAATCATATTTTCCCTCTAAAGCACTTAATGCTGAATAAGTTATAGCTGTTGTTGCAGCATAATAAACGACCTCAAAGATAAAAGTTCCAACAGGGCCAAGAGTGTAGCCTAATGTCGCTTGTAAGACCTTCTCAACTCCTTTTTTGACAAGCTCCTTAAATGGCTCTCTAGGCACATTCTCCCAAGAATTATAACTTTTTAGGGTAATATCACCAAGGCGGTATTTGCTCATCTTATATACGCCTCTCTTGCCGCTTCTACATTGCTATAAACTAAGCCAAGGGCTGATAAAAATACGCACTTAGTGCCAAGCGAAATGCCAAACGACCGACCAGTTAGGAACCGCCGTGGCACAGAAATAGCAACCAAAGCACCTCTTGGCGGTATATAGTCAATCTTAGTAAGCTTTGTAGTTATTCCCTCTTCTAACGTATCAAAGCCAAACTCTTCTTTAAGCTGATTATTGGTGACTAGATTATCACCGTTCATATAGCGGCCCAACCAATCATCACACCAACCTTCACCATACATCTTATGGAATGCAGTATTGGTAAACGTCAGACAATCGTGCTGACCCCACACAAATGGCTCATCTCTGATTTCATCAAGATATTGGTTTAAGGCTTCTAAGTTCACGCTTCACGACCCCACACAATCGACTGATCTTGCAATGTTGCCACTGTATCAAAAAAGGTGTCGCTTGGATAACGAGATTTATGATTTTCTGACGTATATCTGCGAACATTAGCACGGTCTAGTTTGATTAAACGGCTAGTGACCTGTAACTGAATAGTGCTTGTGTCGCTACTATCTACAATATTCATCGTATCCATTTCACCGCTAAATACTTCAGCAGTTGCATAATACAAGTCACTCGCATCAATATCAGTAGGAGTATCGTTCCATTCAGATGTATCTATCCAGACGCCAGTGTCATCCCAAACACCAAACTGTAAAATCCAATCTGTAGAGGCAATGCCAAAGTAAATCTTACACTCACGGCGCTGATAAGGCTCTTGGAGAGCCATAGACAGTATTTCAGATGGCATTCCGCTCAAGGTGATTGTTGCGCTCTGTGCGCTAAGATCATTCGCTTCAGTTAAGCCTTCAATATTCATCAACTGACCAGTGCCAGTGTAAACCTTAGAAACTGTGCCAGTGCCTGTTCCTAAATCAGTGGCATAGAATACTTCACCAGCGGTATTTGACGCAGCACCTATAAGTGTAAAATTGGTATCACCAACAGATGTGATAATATATTCATCACCTACAGCCACAAGGTTTACTGCAATGGGTGATCCTAGCGCACGGCTCCCGTAGCCCGTCCAAAACCTTAACGTACTGTTATCTAGGAAAATCTCTACAGCATTAAATATTTCTACCCTATCGGCTTGTAACGC